GCCTTCTCTTCCGCTGAAACCAATCCGTAATGTTTCTCCATCAGTGCGTCGAAGTGTCTTGTCACCCTAGGATCAGCACCGTACAACTCTTCCATCTTTGCTTTGAACTGTCTTTGCATAGATGGTGAATCATCAAGACTGTGGATATCAATTATCTTTTCCACGAGATTCCTAATGATTAGAATTTGGTGCTTATTGTTGCCGTGAGTATCCCACATATGACCTACAAGTCTCATGATGGCCATCTCCCAAGAGATGGTCTCCTGTGAAGGGACCACAAGTTTCCACAATCTAGAGGGTCTAAAAGATATTACCTTACCATCTTCTTCAATAAAATGGCGTTGTAATATTTTTGGACCCCTTTTGACTATGTCACTGTGATCACAAAAGACTTCGGTCAGCAAGTCAGAGTACTCATGAGACTCACTAACTTTGATTTCAAGTCCATGAAATCGAGCAAGAAAGTCTGCAAAAGTTATAAATCTGTCATCATGGTCAACATCAATGTCAGACTCATCTCTGGAACTTGCGTGGAGCGAACAATAGGGTGCAAGAATGTTGGGGAGACTACATATCCCATCGTCCCCATACATCTTCGCACGAAGATCCCTCAATTCATTTTCAATGGCTTCTTTTACTACGTTAGGAACGTCAGGATACAACTCCATCAACTCTCTGATAAAGAACAACCAAGTAACAAAAGCAAAGATACTTGTCATGGTTTGACTAACAGAGGTGATGAACTCTCCGCTAAACAAGATACCAATGACAATTCTCCAAGACTTAGGTTCAAACCATTTCGTCTTGGTAAAAGCACTGTTTCTCGCAGTCCATTGAGTTAATAGAGATGTCAGAAGCAATTCAAAAGAACGCACATTGAAAGAATCATCTTTATTAGGATCAAATCTCAGATCAGGATTGGAAGGAAGACCATAGTCTTGGTATAAGGTCCACAAATTAAATAAAATGTGAGCCCACTTAACTTTTTGGTCCATCCTTCGCAAATCCCATTCAAAATAAAATCTATCACCATCCTTTAATAACCAATTGTAGAGACGTTGAGCCCCCCCATCAGCCCATCTAAATCCAATCATTATATTCTTAAAATTGTATAGTGATTTAAAGATGGGTGAAAGAAGGACCTTATCAATCAGAAATTTTAGTAATGATGTAATAAAGAAAATTCTTTGTTTCTCAGGGTCTTGGAGGACTTCAATCTTAAATGATAACTTAGCGTAGGAGTCACCAATAACCTGAAGTAAATCATCATCCG